AAGGCGCAAGGTCTTGCTGATGACTTGGGATATGTTCCTCTGTCTGGTTCTATTCTCAACAAAGCCCGTCTGAAAGTTAAACAAGTCGGTCTAGGCGAGAAGTGATACATAGAGGGGGTTGACGAAACCCCCCTTTTTAGTGTATTATAGATAACGAGTTAGGAGGTTTATGTCTCTTATTTCCCAGCGTGATAGAGAAGTTGCTATGACTGCTATCAACCACTATGTTGATTATCTCACCAGTGAGATTGAGTTTTATGAAAGAGAGGAAATGTTGGACGATACTGACTATCAAGATCATAAGTCAGAATTGCCTGAAGTTTATGCTCTTCTAAACTGGATCAAACTGGAATACTTCAAGAATGAAAATTAATTTGTGGTATTGTGCTGATATGAAACAGTGGCGTTGGACTCTTACAGACGACCATCGCCCAGTAGTAAGGCAAGAGTCTGGTCAAAGAGAAAATCTACGGGACGCTATGAATGATGTAGCAAATACTGTAGAATATATGTTAGACAAGTTCTAACTCTTCGGGCGATTAACTCAGCGGTAGAGTGCCTCGTTTACACCGAGTATGTCGGCGGTTCGATCCCGTCATCGCCCATATTATAAATACCTAAAAAACTTGGTATAATGGAAAAGTTATACAAACTACTTTCTGATGCTCAAGCATCTCTTTTCGTTCTCTTTCATAAAACCTGGGTCTATCACTGGCATGTTGTAGGACCAGACTTTCAACAGATTCATTCGCTCTTTGGTGAGCAGTATGAAGCGATGTTTGGGGAAGTAGATCGTATCTCTGAGCATATGAGATATCTGAATATCAAACCCCTTAGCACTCTGACCAGAAGTACAGAGGTTTCTAGAGTTGAGCAGGCATCAAACAGTGCTCAAGATATTGATGCGATGGGAATGATTCGCCAACTTCTTGATGATAATAAGAGTTTGATCGAACTTCTTACTGAAGTATCGGAAGAAGCAGAAAAGCAAAAGTCATACGCAACGGCAAACTTGGTTCAAGACTTGATGGAGTCACATGGTAAGTTTGTTTGGATGCTCAGATCATTTACTGAATAAAAACTAAACTTATAATGCAATGGAAAACTTAAGAATCAGATGCCGCTCCTGTGGTAAGGAGTTGGAAGGCATCTCTGGAAAAACTTTGTCGTGCGGTTGTCCTAATATGGCGACCATTCGTGGTGATAAGATTTCTGCACTTGACTTAGGTCAGGTCATTATGCTCAACTCTTATGGGCACAAGTCCAAGTCTGGTGTTCTCTCAAATGAAGACCTTGCCTTTCAGGAAGCAAGAAGGCAGCGTAAGGTTCGTCGTTTAGACTTTGAGATCAGATAGGTCTTAAGACGCAGTTCTCATCATAGCGAGCATAGCAGAACCCATTTTCATACAGAGTTCCAAACCCTACTCTTCTGGCGACTAGGTATCTCTGACGAGTTCCGATAGTAATAGAAGTCTCATTAAACCCATCGTTTATTTTGGGTCCGTGTGGTTTTGCTGCTAAGATATCACCTGGTCGTGGAGTCTTCCCACACATTCCTTGTGAGAGTGCTTCGATGAGTTGTTTGAACACATCAAACACAATTTTAGTACGGTCTTGCATACTGTATTGATCAGGTTGCTTGGTGTATTTTGCTTCCCATCCAACATCAGCAACACGAGTCTTTTCTTCAAAGCGAATAATGTTTGCAATACTTTGAATCTTTTCTTTGATTTGTGAATCGTTTTCTGCTTTTAAACGAAGAAACGCTGGGTAGATATAACTTTTCTTGGTCACGTATAGAATAAGAAAAAGATACACCGCCATAGCAGAACCATCTTCACAGTAGTAATTAATCTGTCTTCTTTCCTTTTCTCTTTCTGGAAAGATAGGGGAGTTATCTCTGTATCCTAGTTGATGAAGAATACGTTCAAACTCAATTCGGTTCTTTGATGGTCTGATATATTTTTTATTTCTGGGTAAGCGAATATACACTTGACGAAATCAAATAGATAGTGTATATTATATCATATGGAGAGGTGGCCGAGTGGTTTAAGGCAGCAGTCTTGAAAACTGCCGAAGTGAAAGCTTCCGTTGGTTCGAATCCTACCCTCTCCGCTTCATATAAATACTCAAAAAGTCTCTGTGACTAATGGGCATTCAAATAAACGGGCAAACTGATACAGTTACTTCAACGACTGCTGGAGGGTCGGTTACGGTAACTCCTCTTGCTGCTTCTGGTGGTTTAAATGTAGGAACAGGAGCATCTATCAGTTCTCCTGCGACTAATGTATTGACTCTGGGAACTAATAATACAGAAAAAGTTAGAATTCTTTCCAGTGGTAGTGTTGGTATAGGAACTGATATACCAGGTAGTTATGATTCTGGTGGTAGAACACTTGTAATTAGCGAGAACAGCACTCTTGCTGGAATGACGATTCGCTCATCTAGTCAAGGTGCTATTTACTTTTCTGATGGTCTGACTGGAAACGAAGCTTATCGTGGACGTATAGAATATTCTCATAGTAGCGACTCTCTTAACTTTGGAACCGCAGGAACTGGATCCAGAGTAAATATTGATTCTAGTGGTCGTTTGGGGGTAGGAATTGTCCCTAAAACTTGGACATCTGGATATAATGTTTTACAAGTTGGTTCTGCCTCTTTGGTTGGTCAGTCTGAACAAGATGGACAAACAACAAACTGGTCAAACAATGCTTACTTTGATACCAATGATAACAGATGGGAATATGGTTTTGCCGACCAAGCATCACAAATTACCCAGTCTGATGGTTTAATCATATTTAAAACAGCATCCACAGGAACTGCTAATGCTGCTTTAAGTTGGACAGAATCCGCTAGGTTTAATACTTCAGGTAACCTAGCATTCCCATCAGGTCAAGGTATAGACTTCTCTGCGACCGCCAACAGTTCAGGCACAATGACTAGTGAGTTGTTGAGTGATTATGAAGAAGGAACTTGGACACCTGCAATATCTGGAAGTTCATCTGGTACAGTAACATCAGGGACCATAGTGGGAACTTACACTAAAGTAGGAAGAATTGTTACTGCTCGCTTTACATTTACTAATCCAAATGCGACAACAATAGGGGGAACTTGGAGATTGACTGGTCTTCCATTTGCGATACGACAATCATCTAATGAATATATTGGTGGATTTGTGCATTATAATAGAACTATTAACACTGCTGGAAACTGGTTAGGTCTTTTCCAAGAAGCATCAAATTCACAAACTTATTTTAGAGTAATGGCTCATTATATGAATGGAACCGAAAGTTATGATATTAGTGGAAATGTTTCTTCAAGTTTGTTGTTTGCTGGAACAGTCTTTTACGAAGCAGCATAATAAATACCTCTGCCTAAACCTGTTTCAACCGGAGGTTGTCCCTAATGGCTTCATTTACTGAAAGACACGAGCATCAATTAGAAATCATTCCACCTTTCTCTATCATCCAATGTCGTAGAGCAGACATTATTGAGAAAGACGGAGTAGAAGTCGGCAGAACTTATCACAGACACTGCCGCACTCCTGGAGAAGACGTATCAGACGACTGTGCTGAACTCCAAGCGTGTGCTGCGGCACTCTGGACTGAAGAAGTCATCGCTGCTTATCAGGCACATTTAGAATCGCAAAGAATTTAATATTTCCTTAAACACTTTTTTGAAACCAACACAAACTTGACGGTTTGAAAATACTCACTAGCATAACTAGTAGTATTCAAACTTTAAACCTATGGATCAGCGCACCTATGAGAACTGGGTGAAGATCAAGGAGACTTTTGAAGCCTCTGGGAACATGGATAATATGTTCTATAAGAGAGCAGTTGAAATATCTAAGACTCGCAAGGATCCTCTTGCGAAATTTCTTGGAGACGAGAAATGATGGAACCTTTTGATGACGATTATGTAACTCGCACAGAAGTGCAGGAGATGATTGATGCAGCAATACGACGACACAACCGTAATGCTTCTATCATTAGTATGTGCGTTGGTTGGGTGGTTCTTGCTTTATTTGCTGAGGGACTTCTAAGGTTAGTTGGAGTTATTCCACCAGTACTACCATGGCTCAACATTACCCTGAAATAATTGGTATCGTTTTCCTGTTAGTATTTGCCGCCACGATGTTTTATCAAGGCACCTGTATTATGAGAGGTCAGAGAGGATATTCTCTCCGAGACTATATGAAACAGGAGAGCACAAATATGCGTCAAAGAATAGAAGAACTACTCAAGGACAAATGATAACCATCACGGAAGAAGATCTAAAAGAACTACAAGAACGAATATTTCAACAAAAAATGGATGAACTATTTGAAGAACCATCTACTTACGAGGACGATGAATACTAATTTACTTTTCAGCACACTTACTCTTTTTGGTGCGATTGGACTTTTTGTTATCTGGGGACTCAACAACGCATATCCACAATGAAAAAGTTTAACGATACAATATTAACAGTCACGATAGCAATCATTGACTTCCTGTATCGTGACTTACCTATTCAAAGGTTCTGGGTTTTAGAGACCATTGCTAGAGCACCTTATTTTGCTTTTCTAAGTGTG